GCAGTAGACGATATAGAACTATGGCAGCTCGTAGAATAGTTTTAAATTAATTATTTTTAGTTTATAAGAACAGTCCGAGGTCACAATGCCTTTTTATAAATATAAGAAAAACACATAAGGGTATCATCGAATGTCAAAGATTTCCGAATTAGGTCCAATCAAAGGTGCCAATACTCGCTCTGAAGACCTTTTTGTTATCGTTAACCTTATCCAAGGTGATGACGGTACTAAAAACATTACTAGAAAAGAACTTGTAGCCGCGCTGCAATACGAAATCTTTGATAGAATAACCATCACAGGCGGCAACATATCTGGCGTTAGAATCTTCAGTTCAACTATTGAAGATAGCACCATGAATCGTAACTTGTTTAATAACGGCACAATTGATCAATCTGATATTACAGATACTACAATCACTGATGGCACAATGATTGGCACAGCTGTATCAAACGTTGCTATTACAACTTCAGATTTTTCTAATGGTACTGGTAATAACAACGTATTTACAAGTACGATTGTAACCGAGAGTGAGTTAAACAACTCAACCGGTAATAACAATATCTTTACCAATTCTACTATTGATGATTCTCTTTATAACAATGTTACCATCGAAGGTGGTACAGCTAATAACTTAATTCTTACAAACATTACAATTGATGAGCTTATTCTCGAAGATGCATTCATCTCGAATAGCCAAATCGATTCAACTACGTTTGCTAATGGCAGCATCGCAGATTCTGATGTTTCAAATGTAGTAATCACAGATACAGATATTTCTAATTCTGACATTAGAGATACAGATCTAGACAACGTAGATATTACAAATTCAAGATTCTCAAATGGTGAAATTTGGAATACTGTTCTTTCTAATAATACTATCTTAACAACTGATATTGTTGATTCTACATTCTCTAATGGTGATATCTTTGATACTACCGCAAATAATATCACTATTACAAACTCTGATTTCTCAGATGGCACTGGTAATAATAACGTGTTTACTAATCCAAGATTAGAAAACGCAATCTTGACCGGTGAAATGAATAACGTTGTTGCAGAAAATATTACTATTACAAGTTCTTCTTCTGACGGTTTAACTCAACAGAGATCATCTATTGAGCAGTCAGATATTACAGAATCAAATATCGCCAATTCAACTATCAATCAGTCAGAGCTTGTTGACTTTGATATGAATCTTACACAAGCATTCGAGCCAATGCTTGATGAAGATAGTTATTTTGCTCTAAAGAACGTCAAGACTGGCGACACAGAGAAAATGACTTACCGTCAATTATACGATGAGTTCTCTAAGAAGACAGAAAAATCCCTTAAAGTACACGTTGCATCAGATGGTGATGACAAATATCCAGGCAGTATCTTACAGCCAGTACGTACTCTAAAGCGCGCTGAAGAACTTGCGCTACAAAAAGCCGGTGGCTCTTACGACCGCAATGATATTAACAATGCAGTACACATCTCGGTAGGTCCCGGTACTTACTACGTTGATGAACCAATCATGTTACCCGATGATTGTGCAATAACTTCAACTGCTGGTCAGTATGCTACACTTATTCAGAAGAAAAAAGGTTGGGAAAAGACTAACGGTATTCTAGTTGGTTCTGGTAACTACGTCCAAGGTTTTGGTTATATGAACTTTGAGGTTGATAACTTTGACCAACCTGAAGGTGGTTTTGCTATTGCATATCGTCCAGGCGCTTTGCTAAGACGTTCACCTTATATTCGAGATAGTTCCCAGCTTTCTAACTTCAACCGTTTAGATGTTGAGCCACCTTTGAATCCATTCAACTCTAAAGGTACAATCCTTGACTTAGGACAAGAATTCTATCTTGTTGCTGGCCATAGTGCTCAAGCACAATTTGAACTTGATGATGAAGTTACATTCTCAAGTGGTGCCACGGGTTATGTTTCGTATATTTTAGATATTGATTCAAATCGCCAGATTTATGTACGTAATCTTAAAGGTAACGTAGAAGTTGGAGATATTCTTTACGCTCAAAGAGGTGGTACTGGTACAATTGAAAGTATTGGTATTGATGACTTCCCAAATAGATTAGTTGGTCGCGGCGGTGGTTGTCTTCTAGCTGACAGAGCTGTACTAGATACTGACTCACTATATACATACGTATTGTGTTTTGGTTTCACACCTCGTACTCAAAACGGTACAGGTTATGTTGCTAAGAACGGTGCTGGTGTTAACGGTATTGGTTCGCTTTCAATCTTTACTCGCCAGGCATTCTTTGCTCTTGACGGTGGTCAAATGACTTTGAACAACTCCGGTTCTCAGTTTGGTGACATCTCAATGCGAGCACGCGGCAGCACAGTTATTATTAGACCAGCAAATGGTAATCAAGTTGAATTAATTGCTAATACTGACTTTGCAGATTCGATTGATACAAACAAAGAAGATATCATTGATGATATGGTTAATTACCTAACATCTAATACTACGAGTGGCGGGTTAGGTTATCAAGGTTACAATGCCGATAAATGTTTCCGCGATACTGGTATTATTGTTGATAACACTGGTTTAGATATTGCAACTAATTCTAACTACTGGGGTCGCTTAAGCGGTATTACTTATCGTAGCCCAATTTCTTATGTAGTTGTTAATCAGCAGTTAACAGAAACTGTTGGTTCTATTGAGCATCTTAAAGATGATGTTAGTGCAATCTTTGAAAATGCAAATACCGAAGTTACAATTCGTGCAGAACGCTCGCTAGACGAGACGCTAAATGTTCTTCAAAATGGTGAAGAGTTTGCGTCACCGATTATCTTCTCAAATACTGGTGACGGCTCCGCAGTTGCAGCTCGTGAATTAATACAAGATAACCGCGAATTCATTATTGAAGAATTCATCAATTGGTTAGATAATAACGAAGACTTCTATGCTTATGATTCAGCTAAATGTAAGCGTGATGTAAGCGAATTCATCTTGCCAGCAGTTAAATACGATACATTGCTTGATACTAACTACAACTCAGTAACTTCTGGTTATGCTTATTACTTTAAAGCAGCTAAGAATGTTATAGGTGCACAGCGTGAAGAAACAATTGCTGCATACGAAAGATTACGTAAAACAACAGATGATCTTACTCAAGATACTTCTCCAGTGTTTGCTGCTGAAGCTTATGAGAAGTTCAACGAAATCCTTGATATTCTTAAGAACGACGGGGCTAAATTAACGCCCACTGCAGTTACTTACAATGCGGCATCTGGCGAATTTGTAATGACAGTTGGTGCTCATACATTAGATGTTGGAAGATATGTTTTGCTAGGCAGCGAAGCATTCAAATTCACGTGTAGCACAGACAATAACTTAACAGAAATTGTTCATCCAAGAAAATCAGATCCGGCATTTAAATCAGCTCTGCCAATTACATCTACGACGTCAACAACTATTACAGTTAATGTTGGGACAACCGGTTATACAGGAGTTCATACTCTTGTTAGTGTTGCAGATGACGCGGTATCGGTTCTTGGTTCAGCTATTGAATTTAGTGATGATGCGGCAATTCCTGCAGATAAGAGAAACGCGCGCAAGCAGCTTCAATCTAATCGCGAATTCATTCAAGATTATATGATGAACTGGGCAGACGCTGAATGGTTCTTCTATAATAGTGCTAAATGTCAACGTGATATGAAAGATTACATTGTACCTTCTGTGTTGAGAGATACACTAACAGGCACAAACTTTAACTCTATCCAATCTGGTATTGCTTATCGTCAAGCTATTGCAAAAGTTGCAGTTGATGATCAGCTCGTAGAAACAGTTGGTGCAGTTGAACACCTTAAGCGTGAAACAGTTGATACAGTTTCTGATCCTATTGTGGCAGACAGAATTGCTAAAGGATACGATGAAATTATTAGTATCATGCAAACAAAAGGTAGACAATATACTCCTACTGATGCTGCTTACAATCCTTCAACCGGTGTTATGACATTAACGCTTAATAACCACTCGTTTGAAACCGGTGATCAACTTGTGTTTGACGAAAACGCAGTTACTTTCTCTTGTGCAAACACTGCTACAAGCGTAGTTACTGAGATTTCTCACCCACGTTCTACTGATCCATTATTCAGAACTGCGGTTACAATTACAGGAACAACTGATAGCACTATCACAATGAATGTTGGTAATGCTGGTGGTTATACTGAAACACATACATTTGTAAGAGCTAAGCTAAACGGTGTTAAGCAAACTGGTTACACTAACGGCGCGTTTACTCCAACTACCGCAGCTTATGACCCAGTTACTGGCCTTATGTCAGTAACAATTGGCGCGCATGATTTCCAACTTGGCGACACAATTAAAATTGCTGAAGAAAGCATTACATTTAGTTGCTTAGACGGTTTATCAAACCCAGTAGAAATCTCTCATCCACGTTCAACTGATGCTGCGTTTAATACTAGCTTACCAATTATTAGTAAGACAGATACAACCATTACAGTTCAAGTTGGCAATGCTGGTTCCTATACTGCTGCACATACATTTGTATATGCTGCGCCAGATGCGATAAGAAAAGTAGAAATTTACAACGGTAAGTTCACCCCAACCGATGTTGCTTACAACCCAGTTAGTGGTGATATGACAGCAACAATTGGCCAGCATAATCTTAGTGTTGGAAAATGGATTGAAATCGCAGATGAGTCTATTACACTATCATGTGCTAATACTGCTGCTAACACTACGGTTGAAATCTCGCATCCACGTTCTACAGACCCTGCCCATAAAGCACCGGTTAGAATTACAGATGTAACTGGTTCAACTATTACATTCAATGTTGGTAACGCAAACGGTTATACTGGCGAACATACCTTTGTAAGCGCAACAGTTGATTCTATTGATACTAACGCAATTTACTGGACTGATCCAGCTAAAATCGATTCATTCCATACGCCATTAAATGTAACATATGACCCCGCAACTGGTACATCAATAATTGAACTTGGTGCAGGACATGGTATTACAGTTGATGATCATATCGAGTTTAAACCACAAAGTATCGTGTTTAGTTGTGCAAATACCGTAACATTAGCAGTTACTGAAATTTCTCACCCAAGAATTGGTGAGCCTAATTACCAAATGCCATTAGAAGTTGATAGCGCTAATAATACGCACATTACCGTAACTTCTAGTGCTGCAAACGGTTATACTGGTGTTCATACTTTCGTAAGTGCTGAAGCAGGTTCTTTAGTTAAGACTCCAGTAAACGTAACACGCCAAGGTAAACTTGCTTCTAAACAGTTACAAGTTAACAAACCATTCTTGCAGGACGAAGTCGATGCTTGGATTCGAGATAACTACTTTGTGTATAATGATGTATTATGTGCAAGAGATACTGGTCTAATCTTAGACGCAGTACGTAGAGATATTGCTACTGGCTCAAATGTTAACTCAGTATTTACAGGTCTTGCTTATCGCTCAGGTAATGCATCAACTGAATCAGTCATTGCTAATGAATTAACAGAAACAGTCGGCGCAATTACTTGGTTGAAAGGCCAAATTGCTGATAATATTGTTGCTGGTGAAGGCGAAACAAGATCAAATGCCGCTTTCGATGAAATTATCGAAATCATGCAAAATGGTACTTCAAATGCTGATATCCGTGACACTGGCACAGCCTATGCTACGGAAGAAGGATACGACGCGCAGTTATTGTTACAATCTAACAAAGACTTCTTCATTGCTGAAACTACTGCATGGATTGCTAACACATACCCAACTGTGACATACGATTCAGCTAAATGTGAAAGAGATGTTAGTTGGTTCATTGATTCAGTATCTTGGGATGTCCAACACGACTCAAACGCAGCAACAGTTAATAATTCAAGATTGTATTTTGATAAAGCTGTTACTGTTCTTCCTGATAGCCAACGTCCTGCTACTGCTGCTTCATTCGAGCATATGGCTGAGATTGCTGGTCAAATAGTAAGAAACGAGTTAGTTGTTAATGTACAGCAAGGTGTTGAAACACAAGTTAGAGCAGTTGATGCTAATACTTCATTCACACCAACTGATGCATCTTATGACCCAGTAACTGGTCTTATCTCAGTAACGATTGGTGCTCACACACTTGAAAGTGGTGATTATATCATCATGGACGAAAATGCTATTACTTTCTCTTGTGCTAATACAGCAACACAAGTTGTAACTAATATCTCGCATCCAAGAACAACTGATCCATACTTTAACCGTCCAGTAGAAATCCTTGAAGTAACAGGAACTACTATTAAAATGCAGGTTGGAGTTGTTCCAAACGGATACGCAGGTGTTCATACTTTTGTAAGTGCAGTAGCTGATTCCTTTATGAAATCTTCTTCTCCATATGTTGCTACACAAGTAGAAAATCTGTTTAATATCATAACAAATATGGTTCGCGGTAATAGTTTTGCTGAACTACCTGCGATTAAAGAGCCATCATTAATTGGTGTTGGATACGATTCAACAATCAATGGCTACTTTGAAACAATTAACGGAAATACTGTTAAGTATCAAACAGAAATCATTGACTTTATTCGTGAAGAATACAATGGCCTTGGTTACAATACTGAACTTTGCTACAGAGACGTAGGTTTGATTGTTGACGCTATCAGCGAAGATGTAGAATATGGTGGCGATGGTGCTACAGTAAATGCTGCTACTTACTACTTTAATAACGCAGTAAATATTCTTCCATACGAGCAAAGAGTACCTACAAGACTAGCTTTCGAGCACCTTGCAGATGTTTCAGAAGACGTTATAACTAATAATATAGTAACACCAACCTCAGGTAATCTAACCTCTCAGGTCACTACAGGGACTCCAGCCGACGCTGCTACAGCAGAAAACGCTAAGAATCTTATTAACATAATATCAGATGTAGTTGATACTAGATTAGTTATTCCTGGGCTTGCTGGATCTCTTGATATTAGTGTTGGTCAACAAACTCCGGAATCATTACCGGCAGTTACTGCTGCTACAATACCAGCCATAGAACCAAGCAGAACCTTTGCGCGACAATCTTTACAGTTTAACAAAGAGTTTATCCAAGATGAAGTTGTTTCTTACATCAACGATCAATACTTTGTTTATAATGAAGATAAATGTGCAAGAGATGTTGGTTATATTCTAGACGCAGTTAAACGTGATGTACAAACTGGAAGTGATTACCCAAGCAAATACGCTGGTAGAGCTTATAGATCTGGCAATGTTGGAACTGAAATTGTAGTTAATGAGCAATTAGCAGAAACAATTGAAGCTATTAAGTATCTTAGAGAAGATATCTTACCAAGACTATCTGGTGTTGCTTTAACACGAGCTACTGCGTCATTTACAAATGTCATTAATATTATGAAAGACGGAACAGCCGGTCTTACTTACAGCACTTATGGTACTGCTAATATCGGTTCAAGTTACGGCAGTGCTACTGACGGCCTGCAGCTTAACAAAGCATTCTTAGCGGCTGAAGTAGTTGCATGGATTAATGTTCAAATTGCTGCTAATGTTCCTGGCTTTGTCGGTCTAACGTATAGTGAAGCTAAATGTGAAAGAGACGTTGGCTACATGGTAGATGCTGCATCTTACGATATTAGACATGGTTCTAATGTTGCAATGAGAGATGTTGCAAGATTCTACTTTGAAGCTGGCCAATCAATTCTTCCTGCTAATCAAAGAGTAGCAACAGCTGCAGCGTTTACTAGAATCGCAGCAGTAGCGGAGCAGGTTGTCCTTAAACAGGCAGTAGCGAAATCAGCAGGTAACTTGCTTGATCCAGTAACAACTGGCTTCGGTAACGTTGTTGGAGCAACCGGTGTTCAAGTAGAAGTTCTATTCAACATCGTATCAGATCTAATTACTGCTGGCGAAGTTATCGCAATGCCAACGGCAATCGAAACAGATAGCAGTAATCCAGCTGCAACCGGTTACGATTATGAAAGCGAAGTTGGAACGATTGAAGATCGTAAATCAACTCTTGCAATCGGTGTTAATAAGTTCTTACAGTCAGAATTTGATTATCTTGAGTACAATTCAATTAAATGTAAACGCGATGTTGGTTACATGGTTGATGCGCTATCACATGATATTCAGTATGGCGGTAACTCTGCAATGTGGACAGCGGCTCAAATTTACTTCGTTAACGCAGTGAACTTGCTACCAATAGAACAAAGAGAACCTACTAAGCGTGCATTTACACATATGGCTGGAATCATGCATAGTGTTATCAGACATGAAACAGTAACTGCAACAGCTGGTAATGTTCAAACTCAGTACATGAAAGGTTTAACCGCAAATAGAGAAATTGCTCAAGAAGCGAAAGATCTTGCACTTATGGTTGCTAACATTGCTGATGATACTAATCCTACTAACTTGCCAGCACGTATTGAGCCAAATACATCTTGGATCAACAATATCCTTATTACAGAGAAAGACAAGGTAGATAATGCGCTAGAAACTCTAGTTACAAGCATGATTAACTTTATCTCATCTGAATACAAAGGTATTAGTTATCCTAAAGAGAAATGTCGTAGAGACGTTGGTATCATTGTTGATGCTTTATCACACGATATTCAATATCAGACAAACTATGCTACAAGACTTTGTGCAAATATGTACTTTGATAACGCAACAAGTGTTCTACCATTCGATCAAAGAATGCAAACTGCAGACTTTTACGAAGAAATGGGTAATGTACTAAATAGTATTGTAGTTGAAGGCTTAGTTGGTCAAGACGTAACTGGAACGCCAGCAACACTTGTTGAAGGTAACGCAGTACAAGATCTTGTAAGAATTCTTGAAGAAGCAATTCGTAGAAACGGTCTAGATGCTGTACCAGAACTTATTGAACCAGATACATCTTGGGTTGTTTCTGAGAAGGTAGCAGCTGGCGAAGTTATCGATTCTAACTTAGATGAATTGGCGGATGACGTAACTGATTATATTGCTGATAACTTTACAATCATTGATTACAGCAAAGCGAAATGTCGCCGTGATTCAGGCTATATTCTAGATGCAATGAGCTATGACTTAAATTATGGCGGTAATATTGCTTCTAGATGGAATGCAGACTTCTACTTCTGGAATAACCAATTGCGCATCCCAGAGAATACAAGAGTTGCAACTGCACAATCTTATCGTCAGCTTGGAAGAATAGTTAAAGACGTAGTACTCGGTCAATATCCTGGACAGATTCTTCGCCCTGAAACTGGTAGTGAAGTTCAATCTGTACAAGCTAACGATCTTGGTATGATCTTCTACAACGCACTGTTCTACAACACTCCTAACAAGCTTGGACCAACTATTAATCCAGATTTTGCTTGGGAAGATAATAAAGCATTCGGTTTCGCTAAAACGATTCTTGATAACAATAAACGCAGATTACAAAGTGAAGTACAAAGGTTTATTACTTCTGAATATAAGTTTATTGATCTACCTAAGACTTATCGCGATGCTAATAACTTCCTTAAAGTTATCCAGAATGATTTCAAGTTTGAAGATCCACTCTTGGGTCCAATTGGTTCAGATAGAGCTTCAAGATCTTTCGTTGGTGCATTATTTAATATCGATGCTAAACATGTATTCCCAGTGTTTAATCCGCCAGCAACATTTAGCAATTGGCGCAAACTGAGATTCAAAGGTACTGTTGCAAATACTACAGAACGTGATGCATTAACTGGTATGAAGCGTTGGGACGCGTATATTATCCCAACTGATAATAACACAAATCGTTATGCTGGTGATATCATTCATTGGACAGGAACAACGTGGACTGCTACTGGCGCGGTTGGAGCTAACAATACTGATCTGCTAGACGCTTTCACAGGTGCTTGGACACAGATGAAAACTTATATAAATAACAATATCGCTACAGATCAACCACAAAGAGATATGGTAACCGAATTGATTGATAACGTAATTATAGATAGTGTTCTTAGACCAGACTTCCTAGTCTTCGGTTCACTAGTTGAATCAATTGCTCACCAGTTTAATGGAGCATCGGCAGGTGTTAATAGAAACGCTTTGCCACTTAACTTCAGAAACGTTGGTGCTGCTATCGGTGCAAACGCTTCAGTATTGTCAGAAAACGGCGGTCGTATCAGGTGGTCTGGATCAGACGAATTAAACAACCAGTACTTTGCGCGAGGTCTAAAAATTAATGGTAGAACAGGTCGTATCGAAGGTCGGCCGTTCACATCATCGGTAAGAAAACTTGCAAGAAGAGCATCTAACTCAAGGGCATCTCTATAATGGCTATTACAACAATCGTAACATCTCAGGCGCCAGATGCAAAACCGGTCGCAAAGTCTTTTACATTGACGACCAACTGGCAAACAATGATCGAGGTACCTAACTATGAGGTACCGGAGCTTGTCTTTGGTGGATCAACAACAGTAGAACCGGGAGTAGGCGAAGTTATTTCGCCTCTCATTCTGTGTAACTTTACAGCAAACACTGTTGCAATTGATGTAAGAACTCATAGAGAAGATGTTAACGCAGAATTTTGGATTATTAGAAATCTTCAACTTCCTGCTTATGACACAATTCCTCTGCCGCTTAATGGTCAGTTCTTTAAATCTGGTGATTTGCTAGAAATTAAATGTGATACAAACTTAGCAGTAGATGCTTCACTATCCTTTACGCTGGGTCAATCCGAAGAGGATGATGTATAATGGCTTTTAAATCTATAAGCGGAAGTAGAATAATTGGACAGGGTACACCGCAAGCTGTCCCTATTCAATTAGATCCAGCTCCGTACAAAGGTGCTATTGCGTATGGTACTGACGGTTTAATATACGTATCTACAGGTATAGCATGGAATAGTGTTGGAGCTGGCATTCAAGGCACAACTGGTATTCAAGGTGATGATGGTTTACAAGGTACGCAAGGTACTTATGGCCCAGGCTTTGATGTTATTGGTTCAGTTCCCGATGTTGATGCGGGTGGTGATCCACAAGCAACTCTTAATACTGCGTTTGGATCGGCAACAACAGGACAAGCAGTAATTGATGAAGCTGATGATGAACTTTGGGTTTATGACGGTGTAAATTGGATTAACGTTGGCTCATTTCGCGGTGTACAAGGTTTCACTGGCTTCCAAGGTATTCAAGGCAACCAAGGTACTATCGGTCAAGAAGGTATTCAAGGTTCTCGTGGTTTCCGAGGATTCCAAGGTACACAAGGTGTACAAGGCACAGTAGGTATTCAAGGTACACAAGGTATTCAAGGGATCCAAGGAACTCAAGGCGTACAGGGTGTGCAAGGTGATACTGGTATCCAAGGTGATACTGGTATCCAAGGTATTCAGGGCAACCAAGGCGTACAGGGTAATCAAGGCACAACTGGTATCCAAGGTGATACTGGTATCCAAGGTACTACTGGTTCATACGGTGGAATTTCTTTTGAATTCGCGTTTGATACTAATAACGCTGCAGCTGATCCTGGCACAAAGACTTTAAGATTCGGCGCGCAGCCGTATCCAAGTACAAATAGCATCTATATAAATGATTTCGCCAGTCCTGGCACAGTAGACATTTCCAATATTTGGAATACTGTTGATGCATCAACTAATCCCATCAAGTGTAGCTTAAAGTTTACCAAAGTTAGTGACATTTCCGTATTCGCAGTATTTCATGTAACTGATATAACAGACAATACTGGATGGTTTACACTTGACGTAGATTATGTCGGTCATAATGGTAGTTTTTCTCTTAATGATGACATTATAGTATCGATATCAGAATCTGGTGCTCAAGGTGTGCAAGGCCCGCAATCAACACAAGGTACAACCGGTATCCAAGGCGACATTGGTTTCCAAGGTACACAAGGTGTTCAAGGACATCAGTCTACACAAGGCATCCAAGGTGATACTGGTATACAAGGTATCCAAGGGACGCAGGGCATCCAAGGTAATCAGGGTGTTCAAGGTGTGCAAGGAACACAAGGTATCCAAGGTGATGTTGGTTTCCAAGGAACACAAGGTGTTCAAGGCTTCCAAGGTACAATTGGTATTCAGGGTTTCCAAGGATTTCAAGGCCTGCAAGGTGGAACTGGTAACCAAGGTACACAAGGTTTCCAAGGCACGCAAGGTTTTGTCGGTGTTCAGGGAGCGGTTGGTCATTACGGTGGTTTAACTCACGAGTTCAACTTTGTAAGCAATATAACAGCATCTACTGCTCCAGGCACGAGCGGCTGGAAACTTAACACTGACAATATTGAAACTGCTACAATCTTAACAATTGATGATGTTCCGTTAGATAANTNTACNAANGATATNGATGAAACGTTTGATTGGTTAGCTGCAATTCCTGGAGCTAATAAAGGTCTTATCGTAATCGAAAGTTTTGATGATGGTAATGGTCCTGCAGGACACCATCAGGTTGTGTACGAATTCTCAAACTTTACTTGGGATGGTGCCGGTAAAACATTCGGTTGGTTTGACATAACTTATGTCGGACAATACGGTGTTATAAGCACAAGTTGGGCTACTGATGTAATTGGTGGCGGCCACGGTCCTAAGACTCTTATTAACTTTGTTCCACGCGGTGCGGCAGGTATTCAAGGTGATACTGGCATTCAAGGCGATACTGGTATTCAAGGTGATACTGGCATTCAAGGTGTTCAAGGTTTCTCTGGCATTCAAGGTGTTCAGGGTTTACAAGGTGCACAAGGTATTGCTGGCGCTTATGGTGGTGCTTCTTTTGAGTATGACTTTACTCCGGACACTTCGCCAACAGGTCCTGCTTCAGGCTTAATTAAGTTTAATAACGCTGATTTAACTGCAGCTACAATCTTAAGAATTTCTGATACAGAAACTAATGGTGCAAACTTAGATCCGTATCTAAGAAGTTTAGATGACGGCGGTAGTGCATTATTAGGCTATATTAAAATTGTTTCGATCGCTGATCCAGCAGAGTTTATATTATACTCTCTTACTGCGTTAGTAGAGAATGCAGCTTATTATAATTTTAGTGTAACATACTTAACTAAATCAGCCAATGCTGACGCAACTTACTTTACAAATAATACAGATATCATCTTTACGTTTACTCGCGCTGGTGACATAGGCGTTCAAGGTACTCAAGGTGTTCAGTCTACTCAAGGCGTACAAGGTGACTTTGGTCCACAAGGTACAACTGGAGCAGGTACTCAGGGTGCACAAGGAACGTTTGGTATTCAAGGTGATCTTGGTATTCAAGGTTTCCCAGGACCAATTGGCCCACAAGGTATTCAAGGGACTGATGGTAACCAAGGTACTGGTGGTCTACAAGGTAATACTGGTGGATTTGGTGGTGTAACATTTGATTACACTTATAGCACTGACATTGCAGCTACAGATCCGGGTGTTGGTACTCTTAAGTTTAATGCTACTGATTTTGCTTCTGCGACTGCTATGTTCATGGATGATAGAGATGACGGCTTTGTTGATATCCAACCATTCCTAAGAACAATTGATGATTCAACTAGCCCGATTAAAGGTCACTTTAAAATATCGGAAAAAGCAGATCCTAGTAAGTTTACAATATTTACTATTTCTTCATTAACAGAAAATGCTGGTTACTTCACAATTGCATGTGGAGTGGTAAGTGGTTCAGTAAGTGTTTTTGCAGATGCTGAAGATATTATCATTACATTCGCAAGAACTGGTGACATTGGCCCATTAGGTCCGCAAGGTGTTCAGGGCTTTACTGGTATTCAGGGTGATACTGGTATACAAGGTGGTGGCGGTGGAATCGGTATCCAAGGTACACAAGGTTTGCAAGGCGAGCTTGGTGCTCAAGGTACGGCAGGTTTTGTCGGTGGAAGCGGTACACAAGGTTCACAAGGAACACAAGGAACACAAAGTGTTCAGGGTATTGCTGGCGCTGATGGCGATGAAGGTTTCCAAGGGTCTCAAGGTATTCAAGGTCTGCTAGGAACTGGTATACAAGGTATTCAAGGCGAATCCGGTCCTCAAGGTATTGCTGGTCTTGGTGCTACTGGTATTCAGGGTTTCCAAGGCTTGCAAGGTATTCAGCAAGCAGGACATCAAGGCGTACAAGGTAATGACGGACCAATTGGTTTTGGTTTGCAAGGTACTCAAGGCTTACAAGGTTCGCAAGGTACCGAAGGCGACACTGGTTCCCAAGGTGTTCAAGGTGTTGGCGGACAAGGTACTATTGGTTTCCAAGGCGTTCAAGGCCTTGAAGGCGAGTTTGGTACACAGGGCCTTCAAGGCCAAGATGGCACTGGCAACCAAGGTATTCAAGGTTTCCAAGGTGCTGCAGGTATTGGTGATGAAGGTCTTCAAGGTCTCGGTGGTTTCCAAGGTATTCAAGGTAACAATGGTGAACTTGGTGACGAAGGTTTCCAAGGATCTCAAGGTGTTCAAGGCTGGGATGGTTTTCAAGGACTTGACGGCGGCCTAGGTACTACTGGTCCTCAAGGTTCTCAAGGCATTCAGGGTGACTTTGGTATTCAGGGTATCCCAGGTTTTGGCGCTCAAGGTACACAGGGTACTCAAGGTGTTCAAGGTCAACTCGGTATTCAAGGCTTCCCAGGACAAGGCACGCAGGGTATTCAAGGTGTGCAGGCAGCTCAAGGTGTTCAAGGTGAACGTGGCTTCCAAGGTACTCAAGGTGTGCAGGGTCCTGGTATTCAAGGTGGTATTGAAAACATCCAGAATATTCATGATCAGTCTACTGTATTGCAAGAATCGCCATTAGCTATTGGATTTGTGGAGTTTGGTACTCCTCACAGACCTCTTTTAACTACAGGTGGCCCAAATCCTGGCGGTGAATCTAACTTCTTTTATACTTCAAGTGCAGATGAATTAACAGTAGAAAACGCCCAGATTGAAGGCAACATGGTAGTTGTTGGTACACTAACCGCGGGATCAATAACTGGTAACAATGCTGAGTTCCACTTTCCAAATGATGTAGTATTGTCATTTGGCGGAGCAGAAGGTAGCGGTAATGTTAAGCAATACTTCGACAGTTCGCTCGGTGCGTTAGTTATGAGAGCGAATACTAGTATTGCAACATCGGTTAAATTCAAAAATTCAGCTGCTACAGATATATTTAACTTCGACTTAGCTACTGGTGACTTTACTGCTACTGGTGACGTAAATGCTAACTCAGACGAAAGATTGAAAGAGAATATCGAAACTATTAACAACGCTCTTGAAAAAGTATCTAATATGAGAGGTGTTTACTTCGATATGAAATCAAGACCCGGTGTTAGAAAAGTTGGTTTGATTGCACAAGAAGTAGAAAACGTACTCCCAGAAGTTGTTTCTACTGATCCAAACGGTGAAAACATCAAGAGTGTTGCTTATGCAAACATTGTTGGACTTTTGGTTGAAGCGATTAAAGAACTTAAGAGTGACGTTGACCAGCTCAAAGGTTAATAACAGTTCTCGGTTTATTTAAAATTATGAGGGGGCGCTTAGCCCCCTTTTTAAATAATCTCCTTCTATTATAAATAAAGAAAATAGGATAAAGAGATATAACATGAGTTCTCAATTAAACATTTACATAGATCAAGGTACCGATTTCAGACTTACAGTCGAGTTATTTGACGACGATGACTTAGATCTACCTATTGCAGCTTACACTTTCTTCGGAGATCTGAAAAAGATATACTCCGCAAAAAGATCTGCAGAGTTTGAATTCGAAAAAACCGATAATGATATTACATTAATATTATCTGCTGATGTAACTAGTCAGCTAACGCCCGGAAAATACCAATATGATGTTATGATGAGAAAGCAAACCGGAGAATTGTCAAAAATCGTTGATGGACTTGCGTTTGTTATATCAACCATCACGGAGGTTTAAGTCGTGACTGTTAAAGTTAAAGTTGGCTCAACCAAGAATATTCGCCTTGTTGCTACTGGCGAAAAAAGACCGGTAATAGTTCCAGATTCAATTACCTTAGGTATTGATACCGTAGGGCCATACGTTAGCGAGATTTTGTCTGGCGACGGAATAGCCATTACAACATTAGATATTGGCGCTGGTGGTGAATCAGCAAACCTCGTTATATCTCATTCAGTTACATCTACCGAAGCAAATACAACTAATAGTACACTCGAATTTGTTCAAAATGCTACTATTGACCAATTTGGTCATATTACTGGTTTCTCTAATGCAGGATTAGACGCTAATAACTTTATTGTCTCAGATAGTGTAATTGGTTCTAAAGACATTACACTTGGTAGTACTGCAATCACACTTGGTGAAACAACAAACGAACTTAGAGAATTAAGTCTTGCAGAAATTGGTGAATTCACAATCACCGGTAATACTATTTCCGCGCCTAGCGATATTAACTTTAGTTTAGCTACAGCTGATGCAGTTATTAATGCTGGTATTCATCGAATTGTTAACGTAGAAGATCCTGTTAATTCTCAAGACGTAGTTAACAGAAGATATTTAGAAGCTGAAATTCAAAGTATTGAAGAAACTGTTAAAGTTATCAGCGATCCTATTTTACCAACAGATGCTACTAATAAAAGATATGTTGATGGATTAGTACAAGGACTTTTAGTTCGCCCATCGGCACTTGGCGCGACTACGGCTGATCTTGGCGGTATTTTCGAAAGCGGCAATACTATTGTTTCATCTACTATTACACTTGACCCAGTTTCAGTTCTTTATATCGACGACATTACATCTTGGGACATCGGAGATAATCTAGTTGTTAAAGACCAGGTTAATTCTACAGAAAATGGTTCTTATGATCTTATCCAAAAAGGTAACGCGAATACCTCATGGATTTTCGCAAGAACAGAATGGTCAAATGAAAGTACAGAACTACCTGGCTCATATGAATTTGTAACAGACGGTACAGAAAACGGTGGAACAGGCTGGGTTGTAACAGTAAGTGATGCGTCGACATTCGAAATTAACCAAGATGATATAAATTGGACACAATTTTCTGGTGAAGGTACTTATGTTGCTGGACAAGGTTTAACACTTGCTGGCAGTTCCTTTGTCGTTAATGAAACACAGATTCTTTCTCAAATTACGCCAGTCGATGATACAGTAACAATTAGCGGTACTGGTTCTTTAAGATTACCAGTCGGGACAACTGCTCTTCGACCTACTGCTGTTCAAGGTATGGTCCGATTCAATGCTGAAGATGGTCAATTCGAAGGATACGATGGTATTGCTTGGGCTGGTCTCGGTGGCGTTATTGATGTCGACCAAGATACGAAAATTGTTGCAGAAAGTAGTCCCGGTGCTGATAACGACGAATTAAAATTTTACGCCGGTGGTACTTTAGCTGCTACTATTAGTGCTAATACCGCTGCGTTTACCGGTGATGTGTCAATTGCAGGTAACCTTACTATCGGTGATCAAGATACTGATACAGTTAGCTTTACTGCTGACGTTACATCTCATATAGTTCCAGATGCGGATAGAACATATTCTCTTGGCTCTGACTTAAAGAACTGGTACAAGCTAAACGTAGATACTATTACAAGTTCTGATGGGATTGTAAAGTTCAGCGATACTGGTGCAATAAAAATACCTACTGCAAACACAGCTTTAAGACCAATTGGTCAAGCTGGTATGCTTCGATTTAATAGTGATGAAGGAAGATTTGAAGGCTACGACGGTACAATATGGTCAGGTCTTGCTGGATCAGTTATTGATTTAGATAAAAATACTTATATCATTGCAGAAACATCTGCTGGTTCTAATAATAATGAGCTTGACTTTGTAACGGATAATGTTCAAAGAATGCAGATTGGCTCAACTGGTGATTTGTTATTTGGCTCTAATCTTGATAAACTAATAATTAATTATACCACAGGCGATATGTATGTCAACGGTAAATTAACAGCAACCAACAATTTAATTATTGATCCTGTTGGTTATATCAGTGTTGCAAATAATACAATTACCGATGTCGCGACTCCCGTTAATCCGGGTGATGCGGTTAACCTTCAATATCTAAATGATGAGTTTGCTTCTGGATTAACAATTGTAGATAATGCTAATACTTACACAGATGGCATTAATCTTCTTGCGAGTCCAACTCTAAGTCTTGGTCGCGGTCTTGAATTAATAGATCTTGATACTGCAAATAACACATTAGAATTCGGTCTTGATGTTACTGGTGTTCAACCAGCGATGTATGGTACTGATGGATTTACTCCTCGTATTCGTATTACTGAAGACGGTCGTATTGACTTTGCTACTGAGATTCCACTAGAGCTTCAAGCAAACGCGATTCCTAACTTTACAGAAACATCTCGTGATATTATCGCGCTTATGTTTACCGATGGTAATGCGAATAACGAAGGTATCATCGCAGTAAATGATGATGCTGGCGACGTTATGCATTTACTTGCTAAGAACTTTACCGTTACATTAGACGGTGATGTTTCTGGTTCAGCACAAGTAACTCGTTTATCAAATACAACTATTACTACAGCTTTGACCGCTGACTTCATATCTAACCTGATTCCAACAGATGCAAACTCTGGTATCACAGTTACACATACTGCTGGTCCAAACTCTAATGCAACAATTGAATTAGATTTTGATTATTTAGATACTCAATATATTACAACTGCTGGCGGAACTTCCACTGGCGATATTATTGCTCCAAGATTTGTCGATTCTGATAATACTAGTTATTATATAGATTCAGCCGGAACTTCTCGTATTAATACGATGGAGGTTGGTTTTGGTGCAACTAATTCGCAAATTAAGATGCGCGATGGCCCAGGATCATTCTCTTATCTTTACAGTACTGCTGGTAAAATTGGTTTTCTTAATAATACGTTTAACTTTGCGGCATATTCCGAAAGATCTACTGGTAACTGGGTCGTTGATAATGGTGACGTAAGAGCAGAGAGATTTGTTGATACAGACGCAACAACTTACTTTTTACATCCAGGTGGCACTGATTCTAATCTAAAACAGATTACAATAGAAGATAAACTTGTCGTAAGCGATATTTCCATGGGCGGTGATATTGGTGTAAGAACTATTGCAACATCTACTGGTATTCTAAATATAAATTCAGATAACGGTATTAGTTTAGATGGATCTGGTAATGATTTAGATGTTAATAGCTCTAAGATTACTAATCTTTTAAATCCAACTACTGGTCAAGATGCTGCAACTAAATCATATGTTGATGCGGTTGCTCAAGGTTTAAGAGTTATTCCTGCTGCGCTTGCTGCTACTACAGAAAATCTAAATGCGTCTTTTGCTGGTGGTGTTATAACATCTACAGTTGCCGAAGCGTTTAGTGTTGATGGTGTTACTGCATGGTCAATTGGTGATATAGTACTTGTTAAAGATCAGACAACTACATTAGAAAACGGTTCATATACAGTAACAATAGTTGGTGATGGATCAACACAATGGGAACTTACACGCGGCGAATACTTTAATGAATCATCTGAAATTCCAGGTGCATTCCAATTCGTAACAGATGGTACACTAAATAGTGGTACTGGTTGGGTTGCGACAGTTGACGACGCTGAAACATTCACGGTAGGTACTAACGACGTTATTTGGTATCAGTTCTCTGGTGCTGGAACATATACAGCTGGCGAAGCATTAACATTAACCGGAACCGAATTCTCTATCACAGATGGAGATATTGCTAACAATAAACTTGCTAATCCTCAGTTCACCATAAATGGTGAAGCTGGTGCAAACACAGTTATTGCTCTTGGTGAGACTCTTACTATTGAAGGAACGGATGGCGTAGATACGACTATCTCTTCTGGTAAGGTATCAATTGCAGTAACTACACTAGATGGTGGAACGTTTTAATTTATTAAAACTAATTTAGTTATACCTTAAAAGCTATATAGCTATTATAACAAAGGGACATAGATATGTCAACCAATATTTTACTTCGTAGGAGTGCTGTTCCTGGACGCATACCTACTACCGAACAGTTAAACCTAGGTGAGTTAGCTATTAACACAGCTGACGGTAAGATCTATTTTAAGAAGTATGACGAGACGGCAAATACCGAAACGATCATTGATATATCTTCTAACTTAGATGCTGCAGCTATTCTCGCAGAATTGATAACGGTTGATGGTGCTGGTTCAGATTTAGATGCTGATTTTTTAGATGGTGAGCATGGTGCTTATTATTTAGATTGGGCAAACTTTACAAATACTGCTACTACAGTTACGGCAGGAACATACGGTTCCGCATCAGAAGTTCCAGTATTTACTGTTGATGCTGATGGTCGTTTAACTGCTGCAAATACAGTTTCAGTCGCAGGTGTGTCTAATACCACTTGGACTGCAGCTAATACAACATTTACTATTGACACAGCTGACGGAAATAGTTATAATACTATTATAGATACGTTTAATGTGTTAGACGTAACAACAAACATTACTGTTGGCGGAACTGTTGACGGTCGTGATGTTGCTGCTGATGGTGCAAAACTCGATTTACTAGAAGATGGCTTAGATCTTACCCTATCCGGTAAAGTGACTGGCTTTGCTTCTTCAAACACCGGTGTAATGACTCTTACTACTGAGTTAGCAAATACTGGTGTGACTCCCGGAACTTACGGTTCCGCAACAGCTGTACCCGTTATAACCATTGATGAAGATGGTCGTATTACTGTAGCAAATACTTCTGCAGTTTCGGGCGTTGAAGATTTCTTCTTTCAAGATGCTAATAATACTATCACATTGGAAACTGGTGATGGCACAACTTATTACGCGAAGATTGATAAACTTGATCGTATTGAAGAAGATTTAACTGTTACTTTAGAAGGTAAGGTAACTGGTACTGTAACATCAAACAACGGTATTATGACGGTTCAGACTGAACTAGCAAATACAACAGTTACAGCAGGTTCATATGGTTCGTCTACCTCTATTCCAGTTATAACAGTAGATGAAGATGGTCGTATTACTCTTGCGAATACTGCTTCTGTTGCTGGTGTTGACGACTTCTTTTGGACTACAGCAAATAATACATTAATTCTTCAAACAGGTGATGGCACAGAATATCTAGTTCCAATTGAAGATTTTAATGACATTAGTGCAAACAATGTTACAGTTTCAGGAACGGTCGACGGACGCGACATTGCCACGGATGGCGCCAAATTAGATCTTATTGAAGATGGGGCAACAGCAGATCAAACCGCTGCAGATATTCGTGGCCTTGGTTTCTTTGATGTTACAAATGATGGCAATGGCTCATTACTTGATGCCGACTTGCTGGATGGTTATCACGCCAGTGAGTTACTTTCTGAAGCTGCTAATAATGCTAGTGCATCTATTGGTAATGGCCGAGTAGAAATTTCCGGTTCAAACGGATTAACTGGAACTGGCGGATTCAATCTTAATGATTTTGCTAATACCACGATTACTATTGAGCATGCAAACACGTCGTCAATTGTAGATTTTGCCCTTACAGATGGTAACGTTGTAACCGGCATTACGTTTGATACTTATGGCCATACTCAAACAACTACTTCTACAGATTTAGAT